CAAATTTAATATCAACAGTTCACAAATGTTAAGATTTGCACCAATGGTAGCACCAATAATGCACAAAGCATCAGTATACACACATTTCTTTTTTGTACCAAACAGAATATTATGGAACAACTGGGAAGAATTTATATCAGGTGGTGAAGACGGTTACGCAAACCCAACCTTCCCATATCTAACAGCACTAACAGGACAAGAATATCAAGTAAAACAAGGAACACTAGCTGATTATCTTGGATTACCTACAGGAGAATACGGAACAAACGCTTCCGTAAATACAGACACAAAAGTAAACTCCTTACCTTTTGCAGCTTATAACAAAATATACAACGATTATTACAGAGACCAAAACTTAGTAGCCGAAGTACAAGACACAGTAATCGACGGATTTAATTATTTAGGCGATTTTAACCATATACAAAAAAGAGCATGGCAACATGATTATTTCACTTCTGCCCTACCTTGGACACAAAAAGGTCCAGAAGCAACAATACCACTAGGAACAACAGCACCAGTATCTTTAATTGATAATCCAATACAACCAATGTTGTACCAAGATTTAACAGGAGCTGTTCAACCCAATAATGAACCTTTAAGAGTTATGAACACACCTACTGGAGCATTAGGAACAGCAGCAGCAACAGCTGGTATTGGAGTATTAGATCCTAATGGACAACTAGAAGCAGACTTATCAACAGCAGCAGCAGCATCAATAAACGAATTAAGACGAGCATTTAGATTACAAGAATGGCTCGAAAGAAACGCTAGAGGCGGTTCAAGATATATCGAAATAATTCAATCACATTTCGGAGTAAAATCATCAGACGCAAGATTACAAAGACCTGAATTCTTAGGTGGGTCATCTACTCCAGTTACTATAAGTGAGGTTTTACAAAATTCCGAATCTGGGGTAGCATCCACCGACCCAACACCACAAGGTAACATGGCCGGACACGGAGTATCAGTAGGCCAATCAAACAATGTATCATACATGTGCGAAGAACACGGATTCATTATAGGAATAATGTCCGTAATGCCAAAATCAGCATATCAACAAGGAATACCAAAAGTATTTAGCAAATTCGACAAATTTGACTATTTCTGGCCATCATTCGCAAACATAGGCGAACAACCAATTTACAATCAAGAATTATATCACGATGCATCAGACAATAAAAACGAACAAGTATTTGGATATACTCCAAGATACGCAGAGTACAAATACATACCATCAACCGTTCACGGTGAAATGAAAACAACACTAGACTTCTGGCACATGGGTAGAATATTCCCAAGCAGACCACTATTAAACGAAGGTTTTATCGAATGCGACGCAACAGAAGTAGATAGAGTATTTGCAGTAGCAGAAACAGAAAAATTATACGTGTATTTACATAACAACATCAAGGCAAGAAGACCGATGCCATACTTCGGTGTACCAACAATTTAACTATGAGAAGAAGAAGAAAAGGAAGAAAATCATACGGATTTAAAAAATCCATCGCAAAACAAAAACGTAAAAGTAAAAAGTACAACTCCTTTAGGATATCAAGGGGTGGAATAAGACTCTAATATGCAATGTATCACACCAATCACGGTCAGGAACAAAACAAAAGATATAAACAATCAGAATCTTTTCGTCACTGTGCCGTGTTCAAAGTGTGTAGCATGCCTTAAAAGACGAACAGGACATTGGTCGTTCAGAATCAACCAAGAAGCTAAAATAAGCTCATCTGCGGCGTTTTTAACGCTAACATATGCAGAAGAACCAATTTCAGCCAATGGCTTCCCTACCCTAGTTAAAAAAGACTTTCAGGACTTTTTTAAACGTTTACGTAAAACAACAAACAACAAGCTAAAATATTACGCTTGTGGCGAATACGGTACAAAAACAAAACGCCCACATTATCACGCAATCGTATTCAATTTACCACACAGTTTTCTTAAAAAACCAGAAAAACTGGACCCAATATGGGGACATGGACACACCATGCTCACCCACTCCAACGCGCTTACTATTAACTACGTCGTGGGATATATTAACAAAGGAACGTTCGAAAGAACCAGCGTCCACGACGACAGACTTAAGGAATTCTCACTTATGTCAAAAAAAATGGGTATGAACTATTTAACACCACAAATGATTGAATACTACAAACAAAGACAAGTTGCGTGTATTATACACGAAGATGGCCATATACTTTCTATGCCAAGATATTATAAACAAAAAATCTTTACTAAAAAAGAACTTAAAATCATTAACGATGAATACCAAAAAGTCAACGCTCACAAGTTTGATATCCAAACTACAGAAGAAGCAAGACTTGATTTAGAAGCAAAAAAGATGCTTATATACAAAAATGAAAAACAATTAAAACTCAAAAGAGTAAAAATATGATAAACGTAATAATTGCAATAATTTTAATTTTAACACTAGACAAATGAAACTTAGAAAACAATTTACAGCAGGTTATGAAGGAACATCTGGTCCTTCACCAGACACAACACTTATGACACAACCAGACATGACAATGTCTATTCGAGAATTACTCGATAGACACTCACGTGGTTTACCACTAACAACAAACGAACGAAAAGGAGAATATTTCGACACCGAAATTCCTCGATTCTACGATTTAACAGATATGTTAAAATATAAACAGGAACTTATGGATAGAAATAAATCCATAAACAAACTCATCAAAGATGAGAAAAAAGCTGCGCAGCAGCAAAAAGAAAATCTTAAAGAAAAACAAGATTTACAAACTTCCGATAAAAACGAAACCTTAGTTAACTAAGGTTTTTTTTATGGAAAAAAGCGAAGCGCAAAAGCATTAATACATACTTGATATATTAATGCTAATTGACACAACACTAAAAATCAGTTAGTTACGACAGTAGGAGTGAGGTACGAACAACGCACAACAAAACTAAACGAAAAAAAGTTTGGCAATTAAAAAAAAAAAACTATATTTACATCAAACAATGTAAAACCAGTCCTATAAATACTCCAGGTTACGTAACCTGTTAAACATAGTATAAATTATAGGACATAAATTAAACACTTATGTCACAAACAACAAATTTCAAAACTGAACAAGAGAAAAAACAACAGGAATTATTAAACAAAATAATCCTAAACCACTGCGTAGCATGTCACCAACAATTGGATTTACTCCAATTAAGATTAATCAACTTCGAAGACTTAGTCGAAGGCGTAAGAGAAACACTAAGAAGGACTTCGTATGAGCTAAAAGATCATAAGGAAAACTTTCCACACAAATTACCAGAAAATTTAAATAAACAACCAAAATTAACTAAAGTATAATGCCAATTCCAGTAGCAGCAGCAATCGCCGGAGGCGCATCAATAATTGGTTCATTAATAGGCAACAGTGGCGCAAAAAAACGTCAACGTGAAGCAGACAAAGCCAACAAAAAATTTTGGCAAATGCAAAATGCATATAATGATCCATCACAACAAATGTCCAGACTCAAAAAAGCAGGGCTAAACCCAAACCTCATTTACGGTCAATCCGTAAGTGGGGCGACCGGGCAGGCGGGTGCAGTAGCACCTTCAAAAGCAGCACCCTACTCTATGGACTTAGGCGCAGCCGCAAATAATACAATGGCAGCTTATCAAACAACAGCACAAGTAAACAATGTTCAAATAGACACTGCACAAAAAGCCTTTAAATTAGGCTTAGATAAAAAATATGCAGCTGAAACAATAGAACTAGCACTTACAAATGATAGATTAGGCAACGCTTTAAAAGTTATAGAAAATAACGTAGCACAAGGCGTTATGCAAGATAAAATAAAACTTGCAGCAGAAAATTTAGCAATAGCTAAAGCAACATTAACAGGTAAACAACTACAAAATGCAATCTTAGATTTTGACGCAGACATGAAAGACATGAACGTATCAGGAAGTTCTTGGGCAGCATCAATATTAAAACTAATACTAGGTACAGGTATGGATATATACCAAAAATTAAACGAACCTAGATAAACAAAAACAACTATGAGCATATTTAATCAAGTATCAGTAAAAAAACCATCGTCAAACACATTTGACCTGTCACACGACAGAAAATTCTCAGCAACAATAGGAGAATTAACACCAATATTAGTACAAGAAACAGTACCAGGCGACAAATTCAATATTAACAGTTCACAAATGTTAAGATTTGCACCAATGGTAGCACCAATAATGCACAAAGCATCAGTATACACACATTTCTTTTTTGTACCAAACAGAATATTATGGAACAACTGGGAAGAATTTATATCAGGAGGTGAAGACGGTTACGCAAACCCAACCTTTCCATATCTAACAGCACTAACAGGACAAGAATACCTAGTAAAACAAGGATCATTAGCAGATTATCTTGGATTACCTACAGGAGAATACGGTACAAACGCATCAGTATCACAAGACACAAAAGTAAACAGTTTACCTTTTGCAGCATATAACAAAATATATAACGATTATTACAGAGATCAAAATTTAGTTGCAGAAGTACAAGACACAGTAATCGACGGATTTAACTATTTAGGCGATTTTAACCATATTCAAAAAAGAGCATGGCAACATGATTATTTCACTTCTGCCCTACCTTGGACACAAAAAGGTCCAGAAGCAACAATACCACTAGGAACAACAG